TTAAATTTTATCCGCGTGGTGCATCAGCACAAATTTATCCCACAACTGTTCTTCTGTCTCGACATGCGCCGGATCTTTCACAATAGTATTGGGGATCGGGCACACCTTCTGGCAGGTTGGTGTCTCGTAGTGCCCTACGCATTCGGTACACTTATCGCTGTTAATCTCGTAGATATGATCTCCCATTGAAATCGCCTCATTCGGGCATTCGGGTTCACACATATCACAATTAATACAGCGTTTAGTAATTAGTAAAGACATTTCAATGGATTACCGTTAAATCATTTTAAAATCAGTAAGTTGTATCGAGTTTGTATGCTTTACTGTCATTAACTTACTGTATGTTGATCCAGTGTATTTAACCTTGATAAACTCAGTCCAGCAACACAAAACCGCAACACATTGCATTTTGTCCCGTAGAAAAGACTTGTATGTGTGAGCTTGTTTTCTGCGCCTACGCAGATAAGGATTGAGAATGCCGCGCACTGTAACACATAATCCGGATAGCCCCAATAATGACGATGTTTTAGCCGCATCTGAAAAATGGGACGCCTGTAAACCCCCCTATACCAGCGCACACATGAAAATCTGTGTTGCTGCCGCCAAAATCATCCTCGCTGCTTCCGGCGTGGCTCGCCGTTCCAAATACGAAAAAGAGAACTATCTCCGTATCGATTTCAGCAAAGCCGGTAAGGTTACATTTTACGCCGAGTTTCCAAAAAAGATGGGCCTCAAGGGTAAAAAGCTCGGCGAGTGGCCGGAGCTCGCTATCCAGCTGGCGCGCGAAAAAGCGCTAGGTATGGCTGACTGTGGCTTGCGGGCAGAGTCCGTACATGCAGCGCTGGAAATGTACCGGGATGACCTCAAAGCCAAAGTCGCCCGGCAGAAGCTGAGTCCGGACAGTTTCACAACCTACGGGGTGCGTATCGACCGGATTAAAGCAACGTTCGGCGAGCGTGAGGTGTTCAGCGACGTAACATACAATCGGCTAGTGGAAGTGCTGGACGAGTGGATCGCCACTCGCTCGAACAATAACGCCCTGGAGTTGTTTGCCGAGCTCCGTCGGTTCTGGAAGTTCTGCGCACCTACTCTTTGCAACGGCCGCAATGTTGCCGCCAGTCTGCCAGATGATTATGTTTCCTCCCGCGTACAGAAACCTACCCCCACACGGCTTTTTACCGATATTGAATCAATCGCCCGACTCTGGCTCAATGTTGCTGCCTGCACCTCTGTACACCAGAAGAATGCTGTTCGCTTCATGATCATCACTGGCGTTCGTCCGATTAATGTCCATAACCTGCGCTGGGACTACGTTCACGAGGAGGCTGGTGAAATTGTTTATCCGGAAGGGGTTATCGGCATGCGAGGGGCTATGAAAACACAAAAGGCTTTCCGCCTGCCGATAACGCCTGAGATCCGGCGGATTATCGACGAGCAGAAAGCCTGGCGTGATTCAGTTCCTGAGTGCAACAGGGATTATGTATTTTTGCAGCCACGTGATCCAATGCAGCCATTTTCAAAACGATCACTGGATAAGCTGGTGAAAACATACAGCCCGGACGGGGCTGTAAAAGGAATAAAACATGATGGGACTGTTAAAGGGAAAGACGGTGCATTTAATACGATGTGCCGTAAATTCCTTAAGAGCAATGTTATTGCCTTAATGAAGGAAAGAGGCTATTCCCGATCAGACCGAAGGGAAATCAGCCTCCTTTGCCTTCACCACTCCAGCAAGTCAGATGACCCGATGGCAGAACATTACGACTTTTCTGATGAGATTTTACAGGAAGAGATTGCGTTAAAGCGCGAAGCTTTCGAGGCTCACGAGCGGAGCATACTTGCGCAGGTTGCATTGCTACGGCGGCGAGGTTAATACTGGCTGCGACACTTTTGAATAAAAGCGTCGACATTTCGGCGCTCATAACGAACTACTTTTGCACTGAAACGAATTGGTGCCAGGATAGCCCGATGACGATGCTTAATATTCCACTCACATAGCGTTTTCTGTGTAATACCTAACTTTTGGCATACTTCATCTGGGGTGAGTAAATCGTCGGGTTTCTCGCTCATGCTATACCTCTCTTTTTCATGGCATCGAGCAGGATGTCCTGCACTGTTCGTTTTGAGTTGCGCCGCTCCATCACCATTTCGTCCATAGTGTCGGCCGCAATAATGTGGTGAATAAATACCGGACGATTGTGTCCGGCCTGTATCTGCCTGGTGGGGCCGATACGTTCAATAATTTGCTGATACTGCTCCAGGTCCCACCAGTGTGAGAAAAATACCAGTATGTTTCCGCCGTCCTGCATGTTCAGACCGTGGCCCGCGCTGGCTGGGTGTGCAAAGAGAACAGGAATCTTTCCGGAATTCCAGTCGCGCAGTGTCTGTGGATCTTGGTCGAGGTGACGACCGCGAGGGAATGCTTTAAGCAAGCGTTCAAGATCGTGTTTCCAGTGATAAGCAACCAGCACAGGTGCGCCAGCTGCTTCGGTCAGTATGCTGTCCAGCGCCTGCAGTTTGGTGTCATGCAGTTCTGACCAACTTCCGGTGTCGTCTGTGTATACTGCGCCACTGGCGATTTGCAGACACTTCAGTGTCTTTGCCGCGGCGTTCGGTGCTTCGATGCCTTCGCCATTCAGCTCGAGGAACATTTCCTTTTCCATTTCACGATACTGCTGACGGGCCTTAGGCGGCATATCCACGCGGATTACGTTATGGATGGGGTCTTTGATATCGAACCAGTCGGCCGCATCCAGCGATAGGGTCACATCGGCTAACGCTCGCTGTATTTCACCCTGTGAGTGAGCAAACGGTTCCAGTTTGGTCCAGCTCTGCCCCGGAAACTGTATCGAGTTGAACCAGCGTGAGGTAAACGCGCCGTAAGTGCGTCCGAGACGTTGCCCCTGGTCCACAAACCACGCTTGTCCCCACAAATCTACCAGGCCGTTCGGTGCTGGCGTACCGGTGAGATTTATCCAGCGCCGGACATACTTATGCGCCACTTTGCCCAGCGCCGCCGCGCGCTTACCACCACCTCGCAGCCGGAAGGATTTTAGCCGGGTGCTTTCATCTGGAATGACAGTACCGAACGGCCATCGTTCTCCCAATTCCTCAACCAGCCAGACAAGGTTATCGTAGTTGATGGTGAACACGCTTGCGTTGCTGTTCGCCAGCGCTGCAGAGCGCGCTTTGGCGTTACCAACAATCGACTGCACCTCAATATTACGCAGATGCCCCCATTTAACAGCTTCATCAGGCCAGGTGCTTGCTGCAACGCGTAGCGGCGCGAGGACCAGCGCGGGGCGTGTTTCTGCTCCAGCCATGAAAAGATCTTCCAGCGTGGTGAGTGTCGCTACGGTTTTACCCATTCCCATACCTGCCCAGATGTTGCAGCGCATGATGTCGATTTCGTGGTTGATAATGAGATCTTGGTAGGGGCGAGGGATAAAGTTTTGAGGCATTATAATCTCGCAAATTTTTGCTAGTTAGAGGTCGCACCAGTTGGCCTGGCAATTTTTACTATTCACAGCGAAGGTAACCCACAGGGTTAAATGTAAGGATAAACAATAAAATGAGTGAATTTGGTGGTCAGCAACCCGCACCCCAACAAATACTGGACTTAGGTGTTAGTACTGAGGGGGTTTTTAACGAAATAGAAATGGGGGTTCTTCAGAACGGGATCTCCTACCTTACGCAAAATGGGCTGGCCAGGATTTGCGGGGTGCATCGTAGTAATATCGCGGATATTTCTCGAGAGTGGGAAGAGAGCTTCCGCCACGGAGTTTTCGCTCGAGGGCGTATGGAGTTTATCAGCTCATATTTACAGCGTGAGCAATATAATGAGCCGACTCTTTATATCCCAATCAACAAAGATGGGTCAGTCCATTATGCGTACCCAGAAGTAGTCTGTATGGCTATTCTGGAGTTCTACGCATTTGTATCTCAAAGTGCTGCAACTCCTACTGCGCTACAGTTTTTCCGCGAGCTATCCCGTGCGGGTATGCGTGGTTACATCTATACAGCGCTTGGCTACATACCTGATGACCCTTGGCGTCATTACCACTCTCGTGTGTCAATCATGCATGGGGCAAACTCGGTTCCTGCTGGACATTTTATTGTATTCAATGAAATTGCCGGTTTAATGGTAGACCTCATCCATGCTGGATTAGCAGTAAACCAGTACACTGTACCGGATATCAGTGTGGGCCAGCACTGGGCTCGCTACTGGTCTTCTTCCAACTACGATGCGACGATTGGCCCAAGACAACGCTGCCAGCACTATTACCCTGAAGAATTCAACCAATCCGCAAGTAATCCCCAAATGGTCTATGCATACCCTGATAATGCTTTAGCTGTATTCAGGCACTGGCTTCGTGCGGTTTATTTACCAACCAAATTCCCTAAATACCTTCTGAGTAAAGCAGGGCTATTGGCTGGCGGACAAACGGCGGCGTTGCAAATTATTGATAATTTTAATAATCGTGCATTACCTAACCCATAATATCAACAGATGAGGTCGTATCCTGCGCATTCCATAAACGAGCGGATGAATGTTGCGGCAGCCGGTGCGACTATCGCGTTGCCGTAGGCGCGCAGTCGTCCCACTCTGGAGGTAATCCCATGAGCCAACGGGAATGTGCCGGATTCAACTGGCCGCCAGCGACCATCCCGGCAGAGGAGCCAGTCAGCATCATCCCAGCAGCTGTTAATCGTATTGGGCCGCCGAGGGTCGTTCCCCGTTTGGTATGATTGGCTGCTGGGCCCTCGCCACGAACTTGGTTGTTGTCGACCGTCGTCACTGTCGGCCATCCCGCTAATCTGGATAGCCCCGCTAAGGTTTCTAGACCGCGTTTTGTCTCCGGCTGTGGGTTTGTGTTGCAGGTTGGGGTGTACCACCCCGCCAGGTGAGCAAAATCCCGCAGGGAGCTGTGTAGCGTGTTGCCGGACGGTCGACGATCTCCAGACATCTTCCTCAATGCTATTGAGGCGCTTTCGCCACCGCTGTGGTCGCTCGCCGCTGGCGTCGGCCACCCAATACGCTCTATCTCGGATATGCGGGGCACCGACGCCCGCAGCCGGAAACGGGACAAGCCCAAAGGCGTAGTCCACTGCTTCCACGTCAGTTTGTACAAGATCGAACCAGGCATTGACTCCCGCAACCTGTTCGCCAAATACCAGCTTAGGGCGTCGCTCGCTGATGAGGTGGAATAGTGCTGGCCATAGGTGCCGCTCGTCATCAAACCCAGCGCTTTTACCAGCCGAGCTGAAAGGCTGGCACGGGCAACTTCCTGTCCAGACCGGTTTGTTATCCGGCCATCCGGCCAGACGCAGAGCATAAGACCAGACGCCGATCCCGGCGAAGAAATGGCACTGTGTGAATCCGCGCAAGTCGTCTGGTGCGACATCTTCGATACTCCTTTCATCAACTTCACCCGGGGCGATATGACCCGCAGCAATAAGGTTACGCAGCCATTGTGCTGTGTTAGGGTCTATTTCGTTGTAATAGGCTCCCCGCACAATATCCCCTCCAGATTTTTGCTATCCAGCACCACCACGGTAAAGCCCAGCTCGCGCAGCCGCTCGTGCTCGCGCAACTGGTCGGCGCGTGGTGCTTTGCCGGGTGCTTTGCATTCAACGAAAACAAGACGGCCGCCGGGTAGCAGAACAATGCGATCCGGTACCGAGCGGCGACCGGGAGATACGAACTTAAAGGCCACACCGCCAGCCTTTTTCACTTCAGCGACGAGGTGCTTTTCGATAAGGCTCTCACGTTCATAGGCCATCTGAATCCCACTCTTCAAAAAGCACATTCAATTCCAGTTTCTCTGCCAACGCGTTTTCTGCACGTGCGCCGGCAGAGTACTCCCACTCTTTGAGCATATAAATCGTATCGGCACAGCGAAGCATTGCGAGGCAGATGTCCATGTACTGAGCCTGTGTCAAACCATCGGGTAAAGTTGCGGGGTTAAGCACAACATATCCCTTGTCCGTTAGCCTCTTTGCTGCGGAATGAAAGGCCGGGCGGTTAAATTGCTCGTAACCGCTCATCGGCCCGGCAACGTAAACGATCATTCTTCGACCGCCTTACGCTTTTCACGCATATTCTGCATCAGGCAAAAATCAGATCTGCGTTCACTCCATTCCTGATTCAGTTCGTGATGTGATTCGCGGTTGGCTTTTGCCCAGACCTTCGCTGCCCGGTCATATTCGCCGGATTGTTCAAGTCGCAAAGCCTCCCTTGCAGCCCTGTAATAAAGTGGATTATCCCGGTATTTAAATGACATAGGAGTTAATCCTTACGGTAGTGGTACGCCTCAAAACCGCCAGCGTTCAGTGGGATATCGGGCGCCCATTCGGGGTTAGTGGAGAGAAGCGCGGAAAGCGCTTTATCGTTGAAATCTTCTGTGTCAGGTGATTCGGTGATCACCTCGTCGTGTACCGTCAGCACAATGCTGTAACCGGCATCTTCGATAAGCGGTATGTTTCCGGCCAGAACGTCGCGGGCGGCCGCCTGGGTGACGTTCTCCACCAGCTTTCCGCCGTAGGTTTTGAGTCGTTGCCATTTACGCGAATAAGAGTTAACACCCATGTAGGTGATATTCCCTTGTTCGATAACCGGAGACGGGTAGCATACAGCGCGTCCGGATGGTAGCTGTATGCGCAGCCACGCGCCATCGCGGCGGATTTTAAGATAACCGCAATACAATGTTTTTTGCGGTGTGGCGATTGCAGTGCGGACGGTGCGCTCCAGTTCGTACCAGAAATCGCAGGTCGCCGGGTGCGCCCTGCGCCAGAGACGTTTAAGTGAGTCGCAGGCGATAAATACCTGTTCAGAAAGCCCGTAGGTTGACTTGCGTTTAACCGATTCGTCGTACCAGCTTTTCGCCTCGCGGATAACATCGCGGGGAATGTTTGGCAGTGCGGCGTTCGCCAGCTCGTCGAGATCGAGACCGTAAACCAGCGCAAAAGTGATGAAAGCCGATACACCACCACCATAACCCAGACCGAGCTCCATGACTTTACCGATCTGACGCATGTGTTTATCAACATCATCTGGTGCAATATCGAAAGCTTTTGCATACGCCAGTTTATATAAGTCCGGACCCGTTCCGGCGTCGTACTCTCTGAATGCATTCAGTTTCCATTCTTCTCCCGCCAGCCATGCCAGCATACGGCCTTCAATGTTCGACAAGTCACTTACCACCAGCTTTTTGCCTGTTGGCGCGATAATGCAGCCACGTAACGCTGAACTGGTTAGTTCCATGATATTGTCAAACAGCAGGTCTGCACATCCGGCTTTCAGTGCTTCGATGCCTTCGTCTATTTGTTCCTGTTTTAGTGAAGGGCGGGGAAGGTTCTGGGGCTGGAATAGCCGTCCGGCCCAACGACCGGTACGTGACGCCCCGCAGAACTGTAGCGTACCGCGTAATCGCCCGTCGTGGCTTACGCCTTTCATCAGTGCCTTGTATTTACTGGTGCTGGTAGTACTGGCCTGCAGGCGGATAGCCAGCAGTTCTTTCACGGCAGATGGTAAATCGGGGTCGGCAATACGACGTTCCAGAGTACTGCGTTGCATGTCTGGTAGCTCCACACCGTAGGATTCAACAATGTGCTTAATCAACGCGTCTCGTTGTGTGGCTGCCTGCACTTCGCCATCAGTCATTTCCTGTGTACGCTTTGCCAGGCGCTTTTGTTCCTGGTCTACCGCGTCGATCGCAGCGCGTGCGAGTTCCACGTCCATGCAGACGCCCCGGTCGTTGATCTGCTGATCACGATGCCAGAGCGCCAGTTCTGTCCCCTGATAATTCCACTTCGGCAGACGTTTATAGACTTCGCGCATTGCCTCGATATCCAGTCCGGCGTAAGCAACAAAGCGCCGCCATTCTTCCGGGTGGGTTTTGCTGGTGGCCCGGCGCAGTTTGCTGTTTTTCGGGCGTGGCTTACAGAACAGCTGGATCAGCGCTTTACCTTCTTTGTCCTTCGCTTTGTCTTGCGGGACGCCTAGTACTTCGCAGAGTTCCCCCAGAGACCCCGGGAGACCGTGCGCCAGCGCCTGCACCATTGTGTCGCGCCAACGTTCGACTGGCGGTGCCAGTCGCGGCATTGCATAACGCAGAACGGTGCGGTCGAAGTGAGAGTTATGGAAATAAAGCAGGGTTTCAGGGGCTGCGATTGCTTCGTATAAGCCGTGTGGAATACCACCACCGGCAGTGATATCCCACACGTTTACTGGCCCGTCGTTGATAGCCCATGCGAAAAGCATCACTTCAACGCCTTCGGCATACGCATGGGTACCGTTCGTAATAGGGATTTCGCAATAGGTTTCCAGGTCGCCCCAGAGAATACTTTGATGTTGTTTATTTGAGGGGACTATATTATTTTTCATATGGGCAAACTAGCTAATAAAGTTGAGGAAAAAAATGTCTGAATCTAAGTTCAAACCTGGAGACCGCGTACAACATCTTTCTGGTGGGCCTGTTCTTGTGGTTGTTAGCACAGGATATATTCCTGCAACAGCTTTTAATGGCGACTTCATTCGCGTAACTTGTGAATTTTGGGATGAATCTAAAAAAGCTTTCGTAAAACAGGATTTTGTTGAAACTTCTCTTGAAGATTACGAATAACTCATAACACAATCCTCAAAGCGCCCCTAAGGGCGCTTTGGCGTTTAAATCAGTGCTTCAGCATCAGCACCTTCGCTGATATCGTCGAAATCGTCAGCGCTTGCCACTCCGCCGCCAGCGAATGCATCGCCGTCTCGCAGGAACTGGACTCCGCCGAGTGAGGCATTAATGCGTTTACCGAAATTATTGTCCTGTGCCCAGATATCGATAACGGCGTTTACATAGCACCCTGCATAGGGACGTCCATCAGCCTGAATTAGTGGCGAACGATCGCGATCAAGAACAGCTGGGCGCGCTTTGTTAGCAGCATTCAGGAAGAAATTACCGGGGAAGCCTTCATACTCTGCTTTTTCATCACCATCATGCAGGCACAGATTGAGTTTTTTCTCCAGTTGGTTATAAATGGGCTCCCACTTCTCTCCCCATTTTTCCTTCGCTACCTGCTTCATAGCTTTACGGATTTCTTCCAGTTGTGGGTGTTTAGGAGACATTAAAAATACTGCGGAGAAACGCGGATCGCCTTCGCCGTTTACAGTTTTAGCTTCAAACAGAGACGGGAAGGCCAGACGAACATTGTTCAGCTTCAGTTTCATGGGTATTTCCTTAAATCAGATGAGGTCTGCGGTTAGCATATCGTCGGATACGTCGTCGAAATCATTTACAGGGTTGATATTGAGTGCGGGGCGTGGGTCTGACTCGGGAACGACGGTTGGTTTACCATCAGCTCGTGTTATCAGTGCCTCGACTTTTGACCAACGGCGCGGACTGGCCTTTTTGATAAGTTTTTCGGCTTTTGTGGGACTAATAAGTTTAAAGTCGAATACTTCTTCAGTTTTGTACCTGAACTGGTCCTTCAGAAGTGCGCGAGCTGCCTCTTCATCACTCCAGGCCCGGTTACCTTGTTTTCCTGTTACCAGTTTAAACCCCGGTACCGGATGTCCGGCATTGAGTTCATTGTGAACCCGGTCCCGTACTGCCTTTAGCCAGGATTCAATAAAGTCGGCCTGGCTATAGATCTCCGCAAGCTGCTCAATGGTTAACAGAGGTACACGTGCGCTGGCATTGGTGATTATTTCGCTGACAGGCTTTGTCAGATCTTCAAAATCGCTGGCCGCTGTTTGTAAATGCTGCATTTTCTGGGCAGTGCAAATAGCTTTTGCTTTACAGAAGCGGCACTGTTTTTCTCCAGGTATGAAGTTTTCCAGCGGTAGTGTCTCAATGCCTTCGCATTCAGCAATATTGAGAACAAGGATCGCACTGGTTGCGGCCTCCAGTGCCCGTTCACCGAAAGACTGAAGTTCCTGTACGGTTAACGACCATTCTGAAACGTGGTTGAGCCTTGGCTGGTGAATAAATAATCTTACAGTCTCAAAGTCATACAGCATGCTGAATTGTTCGAGCGCACCCAGAGCATACAGTTGTAGTTGCTCATTTTGTTCTGCATCAATGCGGACGCCTTTGCCATATTTCAGGTCGTGGATTTGTAATTCGCTACCCGCGATGATTATGCCGTCGGCAGTTCCGAAAGATTCTTCCACACCCGTTATATGTGAGAAATCAACACGTTGTTCAACCAATAGTTCATTATTCTGTGCAAGAGTCCAGACCGTATCAACATACCGGCCAACGGCTTCGACCATTTCATCATCCACCTGTGGGCCAGATGTATCATCAGGATTTTCGCGAAGGGGGTATGAGCCGAGAAACATAGAAACATTGCATCCGGCGTAGTGTTCCGGGTGGCTTTGCCTGTTTCGTAGAACTTTTTCAGCAAGCGCGTGCGCTGCAGTGCCCTCGATTGCAAAAGTTGTTTCTTTATCCGGTTGTGTGGCCTCCAGCGCCAGACTTCCTGGGCAGCGCATCCATCGATGCGCTGATGATGGAGAAAGTTGTGCATGAACGTCTGGCATGATTAACCCTCCAGTGCTTTTTCAGCCAGGGTGATTACTTCAGCGAGATTTTCATCCGTTACTTCACCAAGTTTCCTGGCTCCCTGTTTTTCCAGAATTGCAATAGCTTCTGCCCGGTAACCCCCTTTTGCTAACTGGAGGATCAACCCTTCAGCTTGTTTGCGTAGTGCCGCGAAATCAATTGTATGGTCATCTTTGGCGTCATTATTCTGGCTGGAATTTGCTGCGTCTCTGCGTGCAAATTCTTCCTGTAGCTGAAGGTACTCAACACGGTTGATCTCGATATGGCCTTTTTTCAGCATCTCGTTCAACTTGCGTAAGGTGTGGAGTTCACTGGCTGCTGTGCCGGATACATTTTTGACGTAAAACGGCCCCGTGCGTTCTCCATCTTTGTTACTGGCCTTTTTCGGCTTAACTTCATCACGCCCATCCGCAGGTGCATCAAGTAGCTGCTCGGCAAAAGCACGTCGCTCGCCGATGGTTGGCAGGTCGTCCCAGAACTTAAGGATGTTACGGGACAGGTCCAGGAGAGCAGGTTTAAGCAGCGCCCTGGCTCGTTTGACGCCCTGCAATGCGCTGTCGAGAGCATCAATCTGAACTACTCGTTTATCGCCTTCAGCATCACGGTAGGCAACAGCACGTTGCAGCATGTCTTCTGTGATAGGGGTGGCTACCGGGTAGAAACCAGCCAGTGCGATAACGTCGCTGAACTCCAGATCATCCAGTGTCATTGCCGCTGACATATTTTCAGTTTCAGTTGCTGTATCCCGACATTCCTGCACTCGTGAAATCGTGTCAGGATGCATAACAATACCTGATGCCATTGTGCGGATAAGACGTTCAAGCAGCGCATTATGTTGTGCCAGAAGTTGATTATTAAGTTCGAGACTGGTTTCTAAACTCATACTGTGGTCCTCGCTACAAGGAGAATGAAAGTGATGATCAGACCGAGCGCAGTGGCAACGGCCAGACCGGTCATCAAATCGAAGTTTTTACGGCGATAACGGAGAACATCGCGCCCCGTCAGTCGATAGAGGTGTTCAGGTTTCATCGGTTGTATTCCTTTTTTCATATCGGGGAGCGCGCTGTTGCGAGTGCGCTTTCAGACATAAAAAAGCCCGTCACTTGCGGCGGGCAAAGACTACACACAGCAATTACATGGATGATTCAGTTGGTATTGTGCGTACGTGGTACCACAAGGTTGAAGCGGACACGCCAGTGCGTTGCAATGGTATGCAGGAAAGCACCACATCCAGGGCAGTGCTCATAACATTCGTTGATTTGGTATCGTTTTGGCTTTGGTGTCTGAAGCTGTGTTTGGCAAGCAGGGCATTCACCTTTGAGCGGTTTATACGTTTTCACGCCGTTTCCTCATTCAGTTCACTTTGGTGGTTCGGCGGCTTCGACTTGTATCAGTAGACAGTGCTTCGCCGCACCCCAAAGGGAACTTACTGACCCGTATTGCCGACATCCTGTCCCGCCACGGTCCCGACGCATGGTTTAGAGTCGCGCCGTTCGACTTGTGGCTAAAGATACAATTTGAGTTGTATTGTGTAAACCACAAATGTGGTATTTTGTGGGGTGTGAATACTACTTTATTGATATTTAAGTGAATTTAATTTGTAATACTTTACAAATGGGGTAAGGGAGGCTGTTACGCCTCCCGATATTTACGGTGGGAATACTAACGTTTACGGCGGTAAATACGGTGTTCGATCATTACACCTATGATCTGTAATTTCATATCTGCACTACGAAAAATAGGGTAATCAGGATTTAGGGGGATTAATTCAAAGTCGTCGATGCCGATTCCTAATGGACGGTATTTTTTAAATGTAGCTTCGTGACCGTCGTTTTTGGCGACAACAAACTCCCCTGGTGCAGGACATAGATCAGGATCGATGATAACAATGTCTCCTTCTTTAAACTCTGGTTGCATGCTGTCGCCATCAATACGTAATGCGAAGCATGTTTCTGGAATGTCAGAGTCTGCCAAAATATATTCAAATTCCCCTGTCAGATCTGTTATGTCTCTTGCTTCTGTAAGCTCTCCTGCCTGAACGTAACTTAATATAGGTATGCGTCTGGTACTTATCTCCGCGAGAGGCATAATATTTTTACCGTTCAGTAGCCAGTCTGGGCTACATTTCAAGGTCTTAGCCAGATCCAGAAGATTGCGTGGCTTTCTGGTTCGTCCACTTTCGATAGATTCTATGGATTGTTGGCTAACCCCTGCAGAATTCGCTACTTCCACTTGAGTCATTCCTAATTCCAAACGACGTGCTTTAAAACGGGCTGCGAGAGACATGGGATTAGTCCTTCTGGGTTGTATTAATGTGTATACCCACATTAAAAACAATTTTTGTTGTATTTGACAAACCTCATTTGTTGTTGCTAAATACCACTAAAATTGTATGAGGTGAAAGCAATGACCTTAGCGACCCGAGTAAAAGAACGACGTAAAGAACTCAAAATGACGCAAGTTACGTTGGCTGAGCTCACAGGAGTGAGCCAGCAGGCAATAAACAGAATTGAAAGTGGTGTTATTGCTCGGCCACGTTATCTTCTTGAAATGTCTATAGCATTGGATTGCGACCCTAATTGGCTGTTGTATGGCTCACAAAACGATAAAAAGGCTTAACCCATGTCCGATAGCAAACCATGGGGAGCTACGCCTGATGAGTGGTTTCATTTCGACCTGGTATTGGGGAGAACTGATCATCTTCTCCCAGTTGTATGTAACCCCGGTGCGACCATATCCCCTGATAGTAAACTGAAAGCGCTGGGTAAGACGCCAAGTCGCTATAACCGGGACCGCCAGGTCACCGGTATTGCTCAATGGACCGGGCATGTTGTTACTGAGCATGATTTTGCCCGCTGGTCGAATGAACCGGATTATGGCATCTGCGTGCGTACAGGCCATGGCTGGCTGGCGCTGGACTGCGATAGCGAAGATGAAGACATTCAGGCAGATATTCGCAAAACACTTGTGCAACTTCTGGGTGAGTCGCCGCCGCGACGCTGGCGAGCAAACAGTAATAAGTGTCTGTATCTGCTGGCCGTTGATGGTGATTTCCGTAAGCGTATCCATCGCCTGGCGGGGGATATGGGCATTATCGAGTTGCTGGCGAACGGGCAGCAGTTCGTTGCCTGTGGTACGCACAGCAGCGGCGCGCGTATTGAATGGGACGGTGGTTTGCCGGATGAACCTCCGGCTATTACAGGTGAGCAGCTTGAAACGCTGTGGCAGCGCCTAGCTGAACAACTCCCTGTGTCGGTAACCACCGAAGCGGGCAACACGAAGATGCGCGACCGTTCAGCATTCACGCCCGGCGCGACGGATGATACAGCTGAATATCTTGATGCCAATGGCTGGACGCTGCTGGATGGCGCAAACGGTGAACGATATATCCGCTGTCCGTTTGAAGACGGCCACAGTAGCGGAGGCGATCCAACAAGCACAGTTTATTTTCCTGCGGGAACCGCAGGCTTTGAGCAGGGGCATTTTAAATGCCTGCATGCCAGTTGCGCGCATCGTGATGACGGAGATTTCCTGAATGCCATCGGGATCCGCAACGACGATTTCGAAGATCTGACCAGCATCGAAGTGGCGGAACCTTTACCGCTGCCTGCTTTCGAGCGTGATAAATGGGGGCGTATCGAGGCAACCATCAGCAACGCAGCCAAAGCAGTAGTACGCCCTGATTTTGTGGACATCGATATTCGCTTTGACCAGTTCCGCGACGAAATCATGTTTGCCCCTGCAGGATCCGGACAATGGCGAGCATTCACCGATGCGGATTATGCGCGCCTGCGCATCACGATGGAAAAGCGGGGATTTAAACCTGTTGGTCGTGAACTTATTCGCGATGTGGTGTTACTTGCAGCCGATGAACAACCATTCGATTCAGCGATCACCTGGCTGAACGGGCTGGAGTGGGATGGCGTGCCGCGCATCGAATGTTTCTACCATACGCACTTCGGTACAGCCGACACGCCTTATACCCGTGCGGTGTCTATGTACATGTGGACCGCGTTGGCGGGGCGAGTACTGGAGCCAGGCATCAAAGCGGATATGGTGCCGATCCTCGTTGGTCCACAGGGCTGCGGTAAGTCTTCCGGAGTGGAGGCACTGAGCCCTGATTCTGCGTTTTTTACTGAAATCTCTTTTGCCGAAAAAGACGATGATCTCGCTCGAAAAATGCGTGGTCGGCTGGTGGCAGAGATTGGTGAACTGCGCGGACTTAATACCAAAGAGCTGGAGTCAATCAAAGCGTTTGTGACGCGTACTCACGAAAACTGGATCCCGAAATACCGGGAGTTCGCCACCCAGTTTCCTCGTCGCCTGGTGTTCGTTGGTACCACCAATGAGGACGAATTCCTTGCGGACAAGACTGGTAACCGTCGCTGGCTCCCCGTGGAAGTGTCGAAAGTCGACGTGAAAGCGATAAAAAGAGATCTCCTTTTACTTTGGGCTGAGGCTCGTGAGGTGTTTCAGCGTCTGGGGGGTATCCAGTTCCGTGAGGCTGAACAACTGGCAGCGAGTGTCCATGAACAGTACACCATCAAGGATGCTTGGCTTGAAACGGTAGAGAAATGGCTCGACACGCCAGACCTGATGACTAATGAACTTCCGCGAAATTGCGAATTTTTACGCGCAAGTGATGTTTTGCGTGATGCGATTGGGCTAAATCCTGACCGCATCGGAAAACGCGAAGAAATGCGAATTAGTAATGTTTTGCAAAATTGCGGGTATAAGCGTGCCCAAAGGCGAATTGGGGGGAAAAAATGCAAGGTTTGGGAACCGCTGGAACCACGCGGAACCACCTAAAAGAGAAGGTGGTTCCACCTTGCAGACCTTGTGGCAAGCGGGGCGGAACCACTGGAACCACTGGAACCGCCTTTCTACTAGAAACCCCATATATATATATAAGTCGATTGAGGGAAAGGTTAGGAAAAGGTGGTTCCAGGTGGGGGCAGGTGGTTCCACTCCGCATTAGCAACTTTTTGCATGTTGATACCTGCAATATGCGAATCGGAACTGCGTTATCCACACCCACGGATAAACAGACGTGGTTCTCAGAAAATTTTTTCGTAGCAAAACGTAGAGGTCAGAGCTATGCGTAATATTCAACAGGTTTTAGAGCGCTGGGGTGGCTGGGCAGCGAGTGAAGGTGGTAGCGTCTACTTTCCTCCTGTTGCAGCCGGGTTTAAGAATCTGCTACCCGCAACGCAGTCTGGAAGGCTGAAATGCAGTGACAATGACGGTCTTATCATCAACTCCGCTATGAGCTGCCTGAAGAAAAAAGATCCGTATCTGTGCACGCTCCTTGAGTGGCATTACGTCCAGGCCATGCCCGTGCGGGCGATGGGTGAGAAGCTAGGTGTATCTCACACCCACGTTCTGAAGAGGCTTCAGGCGGCAGAGGGATTTATTGACGGTTGCTTAGCCATGCTGGATGTGGTGCTCGAAATGGATCAGTCGGTTCAGTCAAAGCCTCAGGCTATCAGGACTTTGCGTAGGAGCTGCTCGGCGGCATAATATCCAGCAATCAATCACGTAAGGGAACCAGATGGCTCTGATCAGCGTTCGCAACAGATTTGAAAGCTTCATGGAACAGAGGTTCCCAGACCTGTCGTTGCAGGTCAAAGGTAATATTGGCGCATCAATGAAGGCTCAACTTGGCATCAGGATTGAACGAGAATTGTACAGTGAAGATGTTACTTACTGTGATTCAGCAGTTCAGTTGATGTGGACACTCTTTCAGGCAGGCGTTCTGGCCGAACGAAGAGCTACCAGCGTTACGCTTCCTGCGCTGAAGGCAAAGCCGGATAGCTTCTACGATGCGGGTTATAACGAAGGTATTCAGGACTGTCGTAAACATCTGACGGCATCAGGCATCAAGGTAAGATAAAAAATAGTTGTGGAATTCCAAAAAGCCGATTAGCCTGATATCTGTTGAAAACAGTTCATCACGAAGAGGCTTCCGCAAGGGGGCCTTTTTTATTGCCCCATTCTGGGGAAAAGTTAATAAAACAGGGCTTTCGCTGCGAAAAAACGCTATGCAGTTTTTGCCCTTTTTTATGCACCTTTTATTCACTCGAATTTCGTCATTCTGGACCACTTAAGTTGATTAAATAGGCCTTTCATCGCAAATCTATTGCGAGCGGTGATCGTGTGGTTCCTATAACGTACATTATGTTAAATAACTTCCTTTTTTAACAAATTTAACAAGGTTCGCTATGGCGAACTTTTTTTGTATTCAGGGCCCACCGAAGGACGGCTCATAACCCAATCCTACGGGCGTATACGCAGGGCCCGCCTTTCAACAACACCCCGTAATGGCGGAGGTGGGAAGTATGAAAATGCACAATGCTCCTCATTCCTGGCCTGACTTACTGGAACTCTTACAAAGTTGGTGGCGTGGAGATACGCCGTTGGGCGCAGTGGTTATGTCAATTGTTATGGCTGGCTTGCGCATTGCCTATTTTGGCGGTGGCGGCGGCTGGAAACGAAAAACGCTTGAGATTTTGCTCTGTGGTGCTCTGACGCTGACCTTTGCATCCGCTCTTGAGTATGTTGGATGGCCTAAATCGCTTTCTGTTGCCATTGGTGGTGGTGTTGGGCTGATCGGTGTCGATGCTATTCGTGGGGCTGCAATGCGAGTAATCGGTAACAAGTTTGGTGGCTCTAAGGAGTAATTCATGCAGACACTAAATTCCCAACGTAAAGCTTTCCTGGATATGGTGGCATGGTCAGAAGGAACGGATAATGGGCGACAACCGACACGTAATCACGGTTATGACGTTATCGTCGGAGGTGAGTTGTTCACTGATTACTCCGATCACCCTCGCAAACTTGTCACGCTAAACTCGAAGCTTAAATCAACAGCTGCAGGCCGGTATCAGCTTCTTTCACGCTGGTGGGATGCCTACCGCAAGCAGCTTGGCCTGAAAGATTTTTCGCCAGAAAGTCAGGACGCTGTGGCGCTGCAGCAGATTAAAGAGCGTGGCGCTTTACCGATGATTGACCGTGGCGATATTCGTCAGGCAATCGACCGTTGCAGCAATATCTGGGCGTCGTTACCTGGCGCAGGTTACGGTCAGTATGAACATAAAATCGGTGACCTGATTTCCAGGTTTAAAGATGCTGGTGGGGTGGTAAATGAAGCTGACTTATAAGATTGTCATCGCGGCATTTTTCTTCTCTGCCTTTGGGGCGCTCGTCTGGTCTGCAAACCATTACCACAGCAAGTATCAGGCAGAAAAGTTGCGGGCTGATAAAGCGGAAGGTGAAGCTGAATATCAAGGGAAAGTGATAGCTAATCAGGCATTAAACTTCAATCGTTTTAACCAGATAGCAGAAAACGCAAGCCGATTAAATTCTCTGGTCGACATCGGTCACGAGAAGACAGTCATCAAATACCGTGAGGTTCTGCTCCGTGAAAAGAACTGTGATTTCCCTGTTCCTGCTGATATTGCTGTCGGGTTGCTCAACTACGCGAACCGTTTACGCGCCAGCGCATTGCACGCCGATTCCGGGGACATTGACTCAGCCAGTGATCGTGCCACTACCACCAGAACGTTGACATATTGCCAGGCTGTTCTGTGGATTAACCCACTGTTGGCAGCCATCGAGAAGGCGAATAACCAGTTGGCTGGTGTCCGACAAATAGAACAGTCCCGGTAATAGCATTACAGAAGCTCTTCCAGGAGGGGCTTCGATAATGACCTGATAACTGGAAAATAAAATGACTAAGAAGCTGAAAGCAAAACACGAGGTGTTTTGTCGCGAGTTTCTTGTCGATCTGAATGCTACACAAGCAGCTATTCGCGCAGGCTATGCCTCCAGGCGAGCACATGTTACGGGGGCTGAACTATATGGTAAACCTGAGATACGCGCCCGCATTAACGAGCTAAAGCAGGAGCGTATTGATCAACTGGGCATTGATGCGAATTATGTGCTGATGCGACTGGTTGAGATCGACAGGCTCGATGTGGCTGACATCCTGGAGGACGATTTAAGTATTAAGCCTCTGTCTGCGTGGCCGGAATCGTGGCGTCGGTACCTGAGTGGATTTAACCTCGCTGAAATGTTTGAGGGGCGAGGAGATGACAGAGAAATGGTCGGGATCCTTAAAAAGATTAAGTGGCCTGATAAGGTTAAAAACCTTGAGTTGCTTGGGCGTCATGTTTCTGTTCAGGCGTTTAAAGACAACGTCAAAAATGAAGTGACTGGCGCTGATGGAGGACCAGTCAGAACAGAAATTACCAACTTAACGCCGGAGCAGGCTGCAGAGGCGTATAGAAAAATGATGGGCTAAGTATGCCGCTCGTGGAGAGAGCGGCATTTTTACTTATTTGCTCCGAAAAATACGTCCGAGAGCTTTGGTTGCTGCAATTCTAATGTCGTTATTTGAATCACGAGTTAACTCAAGAAGACGGTTAACGGCTGATAGCGTAGCATTACCTCCTTCTCCTAAAGCATAGATAGCAGCGATTCTAATATCGTTATTTAAATCACGAGTCAGTTCTAATAATCGGGTACTAACTGCGGGCGTCATAAAATCTCCTTTTCAAATAAACATAAGTAATATGCTTCCAGTTTATAATAACTTCAACAGTTAGGGCTAGGTATGCCGTTACCATTTCCCTTCGATTTTAAACATCCTGATTACCAGATGGTTTTTGAATGGCGGATGGAACGCCTACAGCGCATTCGCCAGAATCCTGAAATATTGCCCGTATTGAAGCAGTTTTACCGTACCAACCCGGCTCAGTTCATCATCGACTGGGGCATGACAACAGACCCGCGTAATATTGATTATGGCCTGCCGGTGACCATTCCGTTTTTACTCTTCCCTAAACAGGAGGAGTGGATCCACTGGATTATGGAACGCTGGGGCAATCGGGAGAATGGTATTACCGAAAAATCCCGTGAAATGGGGCTCAGTTGGACCGCGATCGGACTGGCCTGCTCGCTTTGTCTCTTCAACAAAGAAATGGTTATCGGTTTCGGCTCCCGTAAAGAGGAATACGTCGACAGCACCGGTGACCCGAAAGCATTGTTCTGGAAGGCGCGCAAGTTCGTGGAAACACTACCTGTAGAGTTTCGCGGTTCGTGGAGCGAGAAGAAGCACGCGCCATATATGCGTGTTGAGTTTCCTGAAACTGGTGCCGTTATCAAAGGCGAGGCTGGCGATAATATTGGTCGTGGTGACCGTACCACGCTTTATCTGGTTGATGAGGCTGCATTCCTTCAGCGTCCTCTGCTGATTGATGCGGCGTTGTCACAAACGACGCGTTGCCGTATTGACCTGAGTTCAGTTAACGGCATGGCTAACCCGTTCGCTCAGAAGCGTCATGGCGGGAAGATACCGGTATTCACATTCCACTGGCGGGATGATCCTCGCAAGGATGAAGAGTGGTATCGCAGGGAATGCGAGAAAATCGATAATCCGGTGGTGGTGGCACAGGAACTTGATCTGAACTACAGCGCATCAGCGGAAGGCGTCCTGATTCCATCCGAATGGGTACAGGCTGCCGTTGATGCGCATATCAAACTGGGTATCCAGCCAACAGGCAAACGACTTGGCGCGATGGATGTCGCCGACGAAGGCAGGGACAAAAATGCCTTTTCCACCCGTCATGGCTTCCTCCTGGAGAATGTGCGGGAATGGTCCGGGGTGGGCAGCGACATTTATCAGTCCGTCGAGAAGGTCTTCGGCTTTTGCGAACAGGACAATCTTGATGAGTTTCGCTTTGACGAGGACGGGCTGGGCGCTGGCGTTCGCGGCGATGCACGCGCTATCAACGAACTGCGTAACGCTGCGCGTCGACCGTCAATACTTGCCACACCGTTTCGAGGTAGTGGCGCGGTATTTGATCCGGATGATGAAGCTGTTCGCGGGGACAACGGGCAAGCCGCACGTCTGAACAAGGACTTCTTCGCTAACGCCAAAGCCCAGAGCTGGTGGCGGTTACGTAAACTTTTTCAGAATACCTGGCGCGCCGTGGTTGAAGGTATGGCTTACAACCCGGACGAAATCATCTCAATCAGCAGTAGCATGGCACTCAAAGATAAACTCATCATCGAGCTTTCGCAGCCGACCTATTCCATTAATGGTGTGGGAAAAATCGTTATTGATAAACAGCCTGATGGAACCCGATCGCCAAACCTTGCCGACTCGGTGATGATCAACTATGCCCCAATGAATTCAGCCCTGAACATCTGGGAGCTGCTAGGGAGACAGGCCTGATGGCACGAAACAAACAAGCCCTGCGGCGAACTGCGCAGGCCACAGCTGATGGTTATGAGAATTTTATTGCCCGCGTAGGGATGCAGACACCTAACCAGCACTCAGCATCCACCTACCGGGCTAATTTCACCAGTCGTAACCGCATGCTGGTGGAATGGTCCTATCGTTCATCCTGGATTATCGGCGAAGCAGTCGATGCTATCCCGGATGATATGACCCGCAAAGGCATTCGCATCACTTCGGAAATTGATGCAAAAGATCGTGGCATTCTCGAATCACAACTGGATGAGTTGCAAATCTGGGATGCGCTGAATGACGTGCTGAAATGGTCGCGCCTCTACGGCGGCGCGGTGGGTTTCATCATGATTGAGGGGCAGGCACCAATGACCCCGCTGCGACCCGAAACCATCGGTAAGGGCAAGTTTAAGGGGATTCTCCCGCTCGACCGCTGGATGATCGACCCGGTACTGACCCGCCGCATTAAAGATATGGGGCCGGACCTGGGTAAACCTGAGTTTTACGATGTGGTGACTACAGCAACGGGAATTCCTGCCTGGCGCATTCATCACAGTCGCCTGATTCGCTTTGATGGCGTCACGCTGCCATTTCAGCAGAAGATGACCGAGAACGAATGGGGAATGTCGGTTGTAGAGCGTATCTGGGATCGTCTTACTGCGTTCGACAGCGCTACTGTCGGCGCGGCGCAGCTGGTCTACAAAGCGCATTTGCGTACCTACAGCGTGGAGAAGCTACGCGAGCTTATCGCACTTGGTGGTCCTGCGTATGAAGCGTTGCTGAAGAATATTGACCTGATTCGACAGTTCCAGAGCAATGAAGGCATGACTCTCATGGACTCGCGGGATAAGTTTGAAACCCATCAGTACAGCTTCAGTGGTCTGGATGACATCCTTTCACAGTTTGCAGAACAGATTAGTGGCGCTGTTGGTATCCCACTGGTGCGGTTGTTCGGACAGTCCCCGAAGGGATTTTCTACCGGCGATGCAGACCTTGCCAACTATTACGACCGGGTAAGCTCGTTGCAGGAGAGGCGTTTACGTCTTCCGGTGCGGCGGATACTGGACATCATGCATCGTTCGGAACTTGGCAAGCCGCTCCCGGATGATTTCACGTTTGAGTTTAACCCGCTCTGGCAAATGTCTGATGTCGATCGTTCAACGGTGGCGCTAAATACCACCAACGCAATCAGTACAGCGCTGGGTGATGGTCTGATGACACTGAAAGCCGCTATGACTGATTTGCGCGAAAATTCTGACGTAACCGGCATCGGGGCATCCATTACCGACGAGGACATAGAGAATGCCGAAGACGAAGCGCCGCCCGGCATCGGCGAACCTGATGACGAACCGCAGGAACCGTCAGGCGGAAATCCGGTATCGAACCAGTCTACGCAGGATAGCGCGGGCGGTCGGGGACATCGTAAATGGTCGCTACGATGGTTCAAATGACAGTATCACGGAAATTATTGAGGCGCTGGAACGCTACAGTGAAATCATCACCCCCTGGGCGACAAAGGTCGCGGAAAACTTTACCGCCGACATTGTGCGCAAGAATGATGAGCAGTGGCGTAAACACAGCAAAACCATCAGCCGTGAGCTACGCAATCTGGTAAACAGTGCCCCCCCAGGGCAGGTGATGAAATCCATCGTTGCTGAACAGGTTAAGTACATCAAATCGCTCCCCCTCGAGGCGGCTGACAGGGTGTACGACATCCAGAATCGGGCGATAGAAGCTGTTGTTACCGGTGGGAGAGCGGAACATTTTGCTAAAGAAATAGCCGCATCGGGTGATATAGCAAAGTCCAGAGCTGACCTGATTGCCCGTACTGAACTTGGACGTGCAACCGGCGCGCTGGATCAGGCGCGTGCGCTGTCAATTGGTTCGAATGGTTATATCTGGCGTACAGCCGAAGATGGTGACGTCAGGCATTCTCATCGGGAAATGGAAGGTAAATTTGTCGAATGGGGCAAACCTCCAACGCTTGATGGCATGACCGGTCACGCTGGCGAGCTCCCGAATTGTCGCTGTTATAAAGAAATCGTTTTTCCCACCTCCCAATCTTATCCCGCCTGAATCGCAGGTAACCCATGAAATATTTTTTCAATACCCGGCTGGGAGAAACCCGCTACCAGCTGGCTGACGGCTCGTTGCTGTGCAAAGACGTGCCGATAGGACGAACAGGTAAGCAGCTCTATGGTGCTGATGATCTGCCAAAACTGAAACCCGATAAGTTCGGTGAAATAGTCGTCACGCGTTCTCCTGAGCAGGTATTCCATCCGGCCACGCTTGCCTCATTCGAAGGGATGAGCATCACGATTCTGCATCCTGAAGATGAAAACGGGAATGTGCGGCTGGTAAATCCCGAGAACTGGAAAGAGCTTGCTGTCGGGCACCTCCAGAATGTCCGGCGCGGGACGGGTGAGCAGTCTGATTTGATGCTGGCTGACCTTATCGTCAAAGACGAAAGCGCCATTCAGCTTATCGAAGATGGCCTGCGCGAAGTGTCGTGCGGCTATGACGCGGAGTATGAGCAGACCGAGCCAGGTAAAGCCGAGCAGGTCGATATTACCGGAAACCATGTGGCTCTTGTCCCCAAAGGCAGAGCCGGAAATCGTTGTGCAATTGGAGACAGAGACACAATGGCAAATCAAAAGAAAAACTGGTGGAACCGCATGCGCACGGCCATCAAAACGGGTGACGCTGACACCATGAACGAACTGGTGGAGTCGGCTCCCGCATCGGTTACAGGAGATGAGGGGGATTTGCCGCAGGGCGTTAATCTCAACATCAACCTGTCCCCGCAGCAACCGCTACCGGACAAAGCACCAGAGATGGGCGGAGGTCCAACCGGCGACAGTGATGATGACCTCAAAACATTACTGAAAGCCTTGCTGGCTAAGCTGGAAGGAAATGCGACGGGCGATAACGACAATAAGCCTGACGATAATCCGACCGGTGACGGCGAGGACGATGAAGAGGAAACCACGATTACTGGTGACTCAGCCTGGCGTGCCGAAGTTATCGTTCCGGGTATCGATCTGAGCCGTAAGATGAAACCGACCGAGTTCAAACGCGAGGTTCTGGCTTCCGCAGATAAAACGCTGGTTCGCCAGATCGTCGGTGATGCGGATATCCGCAAATTACCGAAACAATCGGTCGACATGGCGTTTAATGCCGTGTCTGAGATTGCCAAAGGGCGAAACACCCGCGCCACCACCGGCGATGCACAGCGCCCAAACATGGGCATGACCAGTATCGCTTCCCTGAACAAACAAAACGCTGAATTCTGGGCAAACCGTAAAGGGTAAAAAATGAATAATGTATTTCTGTACCGGATGCCTGTTGGCATTGCCGGGGCTGTCTCTCGCCCGCAGGACTTAACCGTCGAACCGGTGGTCCTTAAATCCGATAACGCCTTCGCTGCCTATGGCCTGGCTGGTAAATACGATGATGACGGTTTTTTTGTGCCGCTGGCAGATGGTGATACCGCAGACAAGGTGAAGGGGATCTACGTGCGCCCTTATCCGACCACGTCGCAGCCGGACATGGTTCGCCAGGTGGGAACAGGCAAGAACTTCCCGGGCGACGCCATGAAGCGTGGCTACGTGACTGTTAATCTCGGTTCTGATTTTGATGCCAGCACCATCAAAAAAGGCGACCCGGTATACGTTGTCGTCTCCACTGATGAATCCATCAAAGTGCCGCTGGGTGGATTCATGTCCACGTCAGTCAGTGGCAAAAATGTGGTGCTGACCAACGCTGAATTCACAGGTGCCGGTGATGCTGACGGCAATGCAGAAATTTCCTGGAAGATTTAAGGAACAGACGAATGATTACTTTTGATCAGGCAACCGTTGACAGCTCTGGTGCCTTTCTCATCGGGGAGCTGGAGCGACTCGACCAGACGCTGAACCTGCCACTGGTGGGGTACACCTGGACCCGCGATATTCAGTTGCGTGAAGATGTCTCTATCGCAGATGACATTTCCAGCTGGACGAATACCAGCTTCGCCGCTGCGGGTACTGGTGCAAATCCGAATGGCAAAAACTGGGTAGGCAAAGACTCAACCGCTATTGCTGGCGTGAACGTGGATATCGGCAAATCCGGTAACCCGCTGAACCTGTGGGGGATGGAACTTGGCTGGACGGTCATAGAATTGCAGGCTGCTCAGCAGGTCGGCCGCCCGATTGATACGCAGAAGTATGACGGTATGCAACTGAAATGGCAGATGGATAACGATGAACAGGTATATGTTGGCGATTCCGCATTAAACCTGAAAGGCCTTGTTACCCTGGACGGCGTGCCTGTCAACAACGCTGCTAAAACGTGGGCAACCTCAACACCGGACGAAATCCGCGCAAGCATTAACCAGGTGCTGTCTGATGCGTGGGCCGCTTCCGGTTACTCTGTGGTTCCGCGTGATTTGCTGATCCCGCCTGAGCAGTTTGCTCTGTTGTCCAGCATCATCGTTTCATCTGCGGGTAACCAGTCCCTGTTGACGTATCTTCAGACCAACACCATCAGCTATCACCAGAACGGTGTTCCGCTGAATATCCGCGCGGTTAAATGGCTGAAAGGCCGTGGTGTGGGGAAAAAGGATCGCATGGTTGCGTACACCAACGATAAAAAATACGTCCGCTACCCGCTGGTTCCGCTTCAGAGCGTGCCGGTGCAGTATCGCGGTCTGTATCAGATCGTCACTTACTACGGCAAGCTGGGTGCGGTTGAGCCAGTGTACAAAGAAACCATTTCGTACGTTGATGGCATTTAACAGCCACATGGCCCCCTGGCGGGGCCATTAAGGATGACCCGATGGCAAAAAATAATGCAGTAATACACGTACATACCCCGTTTGTGCTCACGCTTCCCGACGGTTCACGGCGCGAGTTTGTTAAAGGCCGTCATGCTGTGGAGGAAGACGTAGCCACGCACTGGTTCACTCGTGCGCACGCGGAAGTATCCGTTGGCAAAGCCACAGACGCGCGTAACGAGGTAAAAAATGCCAAAGAATCAAAGTCTGCCAGCGGTAAGTGATTTTCGCCGCGACTTCCCGCAGTTTGCTGACCCTGCCAAATATCCCGAAGCGCAAATCCAGTTTCGTCTGAATCTGGCCGATGAACTGCTGAGTGAAAACGTCACCGGCAAAAAGTTGTTTCCGTACTTTGCCGGATTGTTCGTTGCGCACTACATGACGCTCTGGGCGGCAGACAGCCGGGCGATGCTGGCTGGCGGGCCGGGCGGTTCAACCAATGGTGTTCAGTCCTCAAAGTCCGTGGATAAGGTAAGCGTCAGTTATGACACCAGCGCGACGCTGAATCCTGATGCAGGTTTCTGGAATAACACCCGATATGGCGCTGAATTTTATCAGTTGATCACGATGTTCGGTGCAGGCGGTCGCCAGCTATGAGTTTCAAAAGCGGTGTAACAACGAGGGTGGATAACGCTAAGGCCATTCTGGATGCGCTCAGGTCGTTAACCAAAAAAGATGTGCTGGTCGGCATCCCTTCGGAAGACAGCGAGCGGGATGATGTTCCGTTTGGTAATGCGGGCATCGGTTACCTCAACGAATACGGCTCACCAGAGCAGAACATCCCGCCACGACCTCACCTGGTCCCCGGCGTTAAATCGGCAGAAGAGCAGACGGTGCCGCAGCTCAAAGCCGCGGCGCAGGCTGCACTGGATGGTAATGCTGCGGGAGCAGAAAGCGCACTCAACCGTGCCGGAACGCTGGCCGTTAATGGCGTCAGGCGTTACATGACCATTACCGGCTTTACGCCACTTGCTGACAGTACTGTTGAAGCCCGGGCTCGTCGGGGGCGCAAGGGAGCAACACTGGAACTTGCCCGGCGTGCTGCTGGCGAATCTCCCGGAACCGATCTGGCGAAACCATTAATTGACACCGGGCAATATCGCAGAGCGATTACCCATGTAGTGAGGGATAAAGATGCCGACTCTTGATGTAACAGATGTGCTTTTTGACCCCGATTTTTGCGACTTCAATTTGTGGGTAACACGCCGAGTGCAAACGGTGGATGAGGACGGGATCGGCAGCGACAGTGAAGTTAAAAAGCAGTTTGCCGGAGTCGTAACTGTTGATCGCTCTCTGGAAAACCGCCGTATGCAGGCAGGGCAGGTAATCAGCGGTGCAATTCTGATTGTGACGACTGAGCGACTGACGCAGGGACAGACTGGCCATGATGCCGATATCGTGACGTATCAGGGCCGTGATTATCGTGTGACCTTCGTCGACCCGTATACAGCTTATGGGGCCGGATTCGTTCAGGCGCATTGTGAGTTGATGCCGTTTGATGGGGGAATTCCGGTTGAGCAATAACACCAGTACAGAGCGCGGATGGTTAATACCAACCAGTGGCGATCCGGATTATGACGAAGCGCTCGACAGGCTGTTAAGCCAGTGGATGCGTAACGTTTCCGGTCTGTCTGCCGGGATGGTTCGCCCGCGCTGGCAGAAAGAGCAGCCGCCACTGCTACCGGTTGAAACGAACTGGTGTGCGTTTGGGGTTATCGGATGGTCAGGTGATGACAGTCCGGCATTCACCAGACAGACCGATGATGGCTCTCAGCTCTGGCGGTATGAAACGATTGAGTGTATGGCTTCGTTTTATGGACCGGCGGGGATGGTGTATGCGTCCCGGTTTCGTGACGGTATATCTGTGCCGCAGAACAATGCAGCACTGAATGCGCTGGGGCTGTCTCTTGGCGATTACACAGGTCTGACTCCCTTCCCTGAACTTATTAATCAGCAATGGGTCCGCCGCTACGATATGACGGTGCGCCTGCGCCGGAAGGTTGTGCGCGAGTACGGTATTAAATCGCTGGTGGAAGCACCAGTCATCTTTTTCGGAGATTAAGCTATGGCACAGGGCTTGCCTGTATCAAACGTTGTTAATGTTGATGTGATCATGTCGCCGCGTGCAGCATCAGGGCGAAATTTTGGTGCATTACTCATTCTCGGCCCGTCCACAATCATTCCGGTAAGTGAGCGCATTCGTCGTTATTCTGCCGCGGAAGATATTGGAAAAGATTTTGGCGTGGAATCACCAGAATATAAAGCTGCGCAGGTGTTTTTCTCACAATCACCGAAACCTCAGGAGGTTTTTGTTGGTCGTTGGGTGAAAACGAAGGGAGACAGCGAACAGGCCACGCCTGAGACGCTGGAGCAGGCTGTGAATGCCATGCTTGATTATACTTCATGGTATGGGCTGGGGATTGCAGACGATGCAGATATTCCAGATGCAGACTGGCTGAAAGTGGCTGCGGCGATCGAATCCTCTTCTGTAAGCCGTATTCTGGCGATTACGACAAGCGATGAGAAATGCCTGCAGACTGCATCCAGCGATGATTTGGCATCAAAACTGAAAACCGCCGGATATTCACGCAGTTTTATTCAGTATTCATCGGGTAATAAATACGCTGCGTTATCTGCATTTGGCCGGGCATTCACGGTTAATTTCAATGGCAGTAATACCGCGATTACGCTCAAGTTTAAGCAGGAGCCGGGTGTCGGGTATGAAACACTGACAGTCAGCCAGGCATCGGCACTTGATGCAAAAAACTGCAATGTGTTCGTGTACTATCAGAATGATACAGCTATCCTCCAGCAGGGAGTGATGGCTAACGGCGATTTCTTTGATGAACGCCACGGCCTGGACTGGTTACAGAATTATGTGCAGACCAACCTCTATAACCTGCTTTATACCAGCACCACGAAAGTTCCCCAGACTGAAGCTGGTATTACCCGACTGTTATCAAATGTTGAAAAATCACTGGATCAGGCCGTTCAGAATGGACTGATTGCTCCGGGCGTATGGAACGGGGGCGACCTTGGCCAGTTGTCATCAGGTGACACGCTGCCCAAAGGTTATTACGTATACGCCCAGCCGCTGGATGAACAGGCACAATCAGAACGTGAAGCCCGTAAGGCTCCGGTGATTCAGGCTGCAATAAAACTTGCAGGCGCGGTTCATTACGCTGACGTACAGATTAACGTTGTTCGCTAAGGGGAAGTGAATGTCTACCTATTCTTTTATGGATGTCACTGCGACGCTGACCGGCCCGACCGGTTCGATTGACCTCGGGTACGGTTCTGCAAGTTCTGAAGAGGGGATTGTGGTTGCGATGGGCGGTCCTAAAAACACCATGACCATCGGTGCTGATGGTGAAGTGATGCACAGCCTCCATGCAGATAAAAGCGGGACGATTACCGTTAACCTTCTGAAGACATCACCGACAAATAAAAAATTGTCGCTGGCGTATAACGCACAGAGCCAGTCTTCTGCCACATGGGGGAATAACGTTATCGTGATCCGCAACAAGGTCAGCGGCGACATCATCACGGCACGCAGTGTTGCGTTCCAGAAACAACCGGATAACGCCAACGCTAAAACCGGTAATACGATGCCGTGGGTGTTTGACTGCGGCAAGATTGACCAGGTTCTCGGGGAGTTTTAATGCATGGAATTCGAAATTAAAGGCGTGAAATATCGCGTGGCAAAACTCAGCGTTTTTGACCAGCTGAAAGTGACCCGCAAACTTCTGCCGGTACTGGCGGGAATGATGTCAGATTTCGGGAGCATTCGCTCCCGTTTGCCTGCTGACGGCAAAATCGACACCGTGAAATTCGAGCAGTTAAAACCGGTGTTTGAAACCATGCTCCCGCGTATCGCTGAGGAACTGTCTTCCCTGACCGAAGATGACACCGATGCGATTATTCATCCCTGTCTTGCGGTGGTGTCGCGGCGTCATATGGATGGATGGGTGCCGGTATTTACCCGGGGCGAACTGATGTTTGATGATATTGACTTGCTGGTCATGCTTCATCTGGTGGCGCGGGTGGTCGCCGATTCGCTGGGAAATTTTTTGCCTACACCCCTTACCAGCACGACACAGAGCCTGCAACAGGGCTGA